AGGTATAAGCACAACAACATCAACTGCCGCTCGTGGTGATACAGCGTCTATTTTGATTATAGATGAGGCTGCCTTTATTGATGTCCATTTTATGGATGAATTTTGGAAATCAGTTATACCTATCATATCATCCGGTAAAAAAACAAAAATTTTCATGGTCAGTACACCTAACGGTACTGGTAATAAATTTTATGAAATTTACTCAGGCGCAGAAAAAGAACAAAACGGCTGGAAAGCAGAACGTATTGACTGGTGGGATGTTCCAGGTCGCGGAGAGAAATGGCGAAAACAAATGGTTGCAGCTCTTGGCTCAGATGAAGCTTTTCAACAAGAGTTTGGCAACACATTTTTAGACCCTGGTAATTCTGCTGTTGGGGCGTCAGTACTTGAAAGATTTAAAGAACAAAAAAAGCCGTCTATATATGTTGGAGATGAAGGGGCATATAAGGTTTTTGAAGTACCTGATGCATCTAAATTATATGCTATAGGAGTTGATGTAGGAGAAGGTATCGGTCGTGCTGCTTCTGTAGCCCAAGTTCTTGATATTACAGACTTAACAAATATTAAACAGGTAGCAGTATACGGAACTAATATAGTTGAACCGTACCATTACGCTAATAAATTAATATCTCTTTGTTCGCAGTGGGGCAACCCTCCGTTATTAGTCGAAAGAAATAATTGCGGGGCTCAAGTCATAGACGCTCTCTTTCATAAACACATGTATGAAAAAATTGTATCTTGTTCTAAACTTGCAAACACAGGCTCGTTTTCTAACACTAGACATTTAGGAATTTTATCTCACAACAATTTACGATTTGCTGGTGTTGCAAATATGAGATACTGGGTTAACTTTTTACAAACAGTTCACGTAAATGATGTAGAAACAATTAAAGAGTTTGAAACCTTCATACGTTACCCTAACGGAACTTACCGTAAAAAAAATGATTTGTTTTACGATGACAGAATTATGGCTTTAGTTTGGGGGTTGTTTATTCTCGAACCAGAAATTTGTCAACAATATTTTAATGTTGAAGAGTATGATGATCAAAACAAACCTTTAAAAATTACAAACAATGATTATTATGAACTCGACACAAATTTATATAAAGTAAAAGACTTAAGTAATAATACAAACGTTACTGTTTTTCAAAATAGTAATGATGTAGAAAAGTATCAACCATTATTAACAAATGAAGAATACGAACAAATGCAAGATAATTCAGATTATTTTGACCTCGTTAGTAACGGTTGGAAGACATTAATATGATAACCGATCTTTGCGATACACCACAACCCACAGAACAATCCGCATTAAACCGTTTAGGGAAAGATAAATTTATACTGGTTTTAAACTTGCCCGAAATTCTTCGCAAACGAGCAACTAGTGATAAACTTTTAAATATTAACCCTTTACAAATTAGTATATTCGGAGCAGTTGTTCCCAATATACAAGTACCTCCCGTCGAGGTTCGTTTTGCTGGACAATCTCATAACGTTTCAAGTTTTAATAGACCGAATTATCCTCCATTAACAACAAAATTTGTCGTAGATAATAATTTTAATAACTATTGGGTTTTATGGAAATGGTTAGAAGTTTTGAATGACCCGAAAGAAAGTGTCTATACCGGAACTAATTCAAAAATTGAAACATATAAAGATCGTATTAACTCAGGCCTTGCCGAATATCAAACAAATTTATCTGTTTTAGGTTTAAATGAATATAATCAACAAAAAATAGAATTTATATATTATAACGCGTTTATAACTAATTTAGGGGGCATTGAATATAATTATCGTGACCCAGAAGTGATCGAATCTACTGTAGAATTTCAATTTAGTCAGCTTGATGTCAAATTACTTACATAAAAAAGTACCATAAAAAGCATAAATAATAATACAAGATTATGGCACGTTCAATAAATTCACCAGGAGTACAAATAGTAGAGACAGATTTATCTAACTATCAACAAATCGGTGGCGGCACTACTGTATATGTTGCAGGTTTTGCTCCGCAGGGTCCAACAGATGAAACTTTAAGAATTACATCAGTTTCTGAACTAGAACAAGTTTACGGTACACCTCAAACAGCAGCAGAGAGATATTTTTATCACACAAGTAAACAGCTTTTAAACTCTTCTGCTTCCCTACTAACAACAAGACTGCCATACGGTTCAGGTCTAGGTGACGGATTTGCAAACAACTATAGTGCATTACTTTTTCCAACAACATCAGCAAGTGATGAAATTCGCCTCGGTCAACCAAAATATATAACTTTAACAGAAGAACAATTTAACCAAATCGATCAAGGTAACTTTACATGGGGAAGTCTATCCGCCGCAACACCGGTAACAACAACAGTAACCGTTGTATCAACCCGCACAGCAACGCAAACAACTTCTGCAGCAGTACTAGCTCAAATACAACTTGCTGATCCTACGCCAGGCACTTACACAGTACAGTATAATAACAATCAAGTTACATTCACATTTGATGTAACAGGCACACAAACAACTTATAGTGACTCGACAATTGCTAATTATCAAAATTCAATTTTAAACGCTGGTGTTATTATTCTCAATAAGAGTAAAACAGCCATAAACGAACAATACGAAGGCTATTATGTTTCAATAACAGACAATTCTGAATTCGGTGCAAATAGTGACTTTAAGGCTGTAAGTCGTATATACAGCCTTTCTGCAGCAAACGATGACTTAGTAAATAGCGTACAATACGCCGATGTACCAAACTCTCGTTTAAATTTTGCATTATCCGGAACTAAAGATACTGCAGGATCAAATTCAATATCTGAAGTTATTGAAGGTGTTGTTGATTACCAGCTGAATCAACCATACTACAACGATACACTAGTTCTAAACGTTTATAAAATTCGTAACTCGATTTACGAACCTCAAAGACTTACATATAGTGTAGTAGAAACCCATCTCGGCTCTCTTGATTCAAATAAGAAAACATTAGCACCTATTGGTGGTATACAGCAATCATTCTTCTTAGAAAATATTGTTAATCAAAAATCAAACAATATTAAACTATTAGTAAATCCAAATATTTCACGTAAAATTAATTGGACTAACACAGATAGTAATTCACCAAGTAAACATGTACGTGTCGATGAAAGTGTTAAAGCTTTATATCCTAACAGTGTTTACTTACCAACGTATTATACATCAGATAATAAACAAATTGGTGATCTACCTAAAAAACTAGAACGTGTATTATCCTTTGTTGAAGCAACCGAAAACATTCAAATTGATGTTGTTGTTGATGGCGGTCTATCAACAATCTATACTAACTCTGATGGAGGCAATTTCGACGAAGCCAAATATAATGATATAAATGAGTTATTAAATCCCGCTTCCAACACTATAACAGATTATAAAGTAATCTATTCTCTGTTCAACAACTTTGTAGCCTCTACAAGAAAAGATTGTGTGTTTATAGCAGATCCGTTAAGACAAGTCTTTATTAATGGTGAAAATACAAAAATATTAACCTTAAAAGGTAAAACATTTTCTCAAAATATATATACACCACTAAAAAATCTTTTTGAAAGTGCTAACAGTAACTATTCAGTAACATATGGTAACTGGGTCAAGGTTTATGATCCTTTTGCCGATAAACAAGTATGGTTGCCATTTTCGGGTTTTGCAGCAGCTGCATACGCTCGTACAGATACTAGTGCACAGCCTTGGATTGCTCCTGCAGGTTTATCCCGCGGTTTAATCACAGGGGTTTTAGATCTCGGTTTTAATCCAAATCAAAAACAAAGAGACTTCTTATACACTCTTTCAGTTAACCCGGTTGTATTTTTCTCAAGTGACGGTTTTGTAATATTTGGTCAAAAGACTCTACAAAATAAACCATCAGCATTTGATAGAGTTAATGTACGTCGTCTTTTCTTAGTGCTTGAAAGAGCTACACAAAATGCTCTTAAATACTTTGTATTTGAGCCAAACTCAGACTTCACTCGCACAAGACTTAAAAATACAATAGCACCTATTTTTGAACTAGCAAGAAACACTGACGGATTGTACGATTACCTTATTATTTGCGATGAGCGTAATAATACACCTGATGTAATCGATCGTAATGAACTTGCTGTTGATGTCTACATTAAGACAGTTAAAG